GCGGTAAACGCAAAACCATCAACATCCTTCATAGGATGAATAGTAAGACCCGCGAGTGATGTTGCCATATAGCCACCGCCGAGCGGCGACTGCTCCCAAGTTCCACCACGTCGCGTGATGAAATCTGAAAGGAAGCCCATATCAATATGACTCATATATACGTCAGTAGCCTCGTAAGGATACCCGGCCTGACCATCGAACAGACGCTTTGCCTGTAGAATATCCAACACCGGGTCCGCATCGGGTTCATCCCAATAATAGGTACTATCGAGCTTTCCAGTGATATTACCAACGGTAGTCTCTGTACCAATGTCCGTAGCAATATGCGTCATATACTGTGCCATCGTAGTACTATCAGTATTCGTGACACTGAAAGTGTTTGTGAGTGAAGTAAGCATATCAGTATTAATCTTCTGTGCACCCCAATAAACCAGACGACTTCGGGGTTTCCTTGCGGGGTCTACTCCACGTCGGCGGGCGTTCTGACGCTGGCCCTCGGTCAACGCAAAAGCAGCCTGATACCCACTGAGGTTACTTACTTTCTTCTCGTCGAGTGAGAAGGTGAAATAGGTAAATTCTGCTCCGTCAGTCTTAGGTGCAAAGTATTGTTTCTTTACATCCGTATCAGCGCTACCGCGAGTACCCGTACCCGCACCATCGGTTTCAATCCAGTATTCAATGAATTCTGTATCAATAGTCTGTGGAGGCATAAAAGTGTCCCAGACAAGCTTTGGAAGGATAAGAGCATCCAACATTTTAGCCTGCATAGCAACACTGAAGTATGACTTATCGGGGATACCCTCGATTGAATTAGAAAAATATGTAGAAGGAATTTCAGCCATTTATATCACCTTAAGCGGTTACCGCCCCTCCGCATACGTCAGCATCAGACCCACCGGCAACGAGACAAGCCCAGCCGAAGAGAATACCTGAATTGGCGTTACTAGCAGCAGCGGCGTAATGCGCGTTGCATTGTCCGGTAAATGTAGTTCCATTGTCTTTGAAACCGTCAGCGGAAATATCCCAAACCAAAGGAGCGCCAACCGTTAATTCGCCGTCACAGAGCATCTTAATGTAACGATTTACACCAAAGAACTCTACCGTAGCTACACGATAGTGACCAGCGGCAATGTCAGTAGCCCAAGTACCGGTCGTAGCCGTGGGTGCCGTCATCCACTGAGGAGTAGTGTGAACTTTGCCGATTATACCTTCAGTATCTGCGAGGGTCTGTACAACAGGTAGACCCTTACAAGCCGTAAAAGTATTAGCAGTGTCCACAAACAGGGCTACAAGGTCGCCCTGTGAAACTTCAGAAGCAAAAGCAAAGGTTGGTTCACCCATTTCACCTCGAATATCCCGAGTTGTAGAAGTTACCGTAATAGCACCTTCGTACAAAATACACGGAATCTTGAGGCTATGCTCCTGACCATAATCACACGAATATTCGGTCATTTAATTCACCGTAGTGTTTCTAAACTAATGCCCTTTTCTTTGAGGAAGGCATTAAAATCCTCATCAGTAACCTGACCATCAGATGCAACAACCTTGTCAGGTTTTGCACCGGGGTCACTTTCTTTTATAATCGGAGCAAAAGAAGTTTTCATCTTTGCACCGAATTCTTCATACTGTAGTTTCAGCCCCTCTGAAACACTAGAAAGAAGTTTAAGCGTATCCAAACTTTGTTCCTTAGCCAATTCTCTGGCATTTTCAGGAAGAGTATTAATATAAATCTGCTTTAACTCGTTTACAGCAGCACTTTTCGAGTCATCTGATTTAGTAACCGCCTCAAGCGTACTCCTCAAACCTGCCAATTCTTTTTCTAGAGAAGTAATTTTATTCACTTCTTCCGTTTTGGCCTCATCAGTAGTACTTTTCTCTTTAGGAGAAGCGTCCGGCTTCTTCTCATCCTTTGGTAAAGCGTCTTCTTCAGGCGCAGGCGCTTCACCGTCTTCGTTCGGTTTATTAGGCATTTTATCAACCTTTCCGGCGTATAAAGAAATAGAGTTCACCGGAGGCGTCTCCGGTCCAACATTATTTCCCATAGGCTCCTTATCAATCATTAATCCTAATCCAGTAGGCTTGTAATTACTGATACTAATATCATCTATACACTCTTCATCAGTAACTATTTCAATAGAAGGAAGAACAGAACCCGAACGTAATCCTGATAAAATACTATCATCTTCTGTAAAAACTTCCAAGAACAGACCTCTATCCAAATTAAAAGCAGCGTTCCTTATTTCTAAAGATACGCCTTTTTCCTTATTATGGTCAATAAAACCTTTAGTCACTTTCGACCAAGCCGGTAAGTTGGCGAGGTGGGCCGTTTGCTCTACTTCGTATCGCCCACCAGCCACCCCGTTGACCAAAGTTGACGGCTCGTTGGCAAGAACCCAGACAGTTTGTTCTATCTCGCCGCCGTAAAAGGTCAACTCGGTTGTTTCTCCAGCTTTCGCTGCGCGTTTGCGCTTGGCGCTCACCATTGCAGCAACAGCTTCGCCAAGCTGGTTACAAGAAAGACTTTTTTCAGCCTTAAGCTTGCGTAACCACTTTGGTAAACGCCCTGCGTTACAGCGTTTCTCAACGTCTTTAACTATCGCTTCCGGCATCTTTCATTAAATAAGTATTGGACGATTTAGGTTTAGAATACTTTTTCTTCGCTGCGCGTTTCTTTATTTTCGGTTCTTTAAACGGAATAACCAAAGGTTTAAACGGAATTACTTCTTTATTCTTTTCGCCTTCGGCGCGCTGCGCGTGTGTACCTATTGGCATAATTATTCTTCCTCCCTTCCCCGTAAATCGGATGAGTCGTCGTTACTATCAGTTTTGAAGTCGGGTCCGTCCCCCGAACCGGAAGGCTTGCCGACCGGGGCAACTACCGGCGTTAAATCAGCGGCAAAGGTTTTACCAATGTCTATAATAGAAAACTCTTCGAGTATCTTTTCTCTTGAGATTATATTCTTTTCAAAAAGAGACAACCAGATTTCTGGGTCAAGATATTGCCTATAAATCATCCGACATTTTTTATCGGTAATTTCTGGGAAAATCTGTGTCTCGAAAAATCTTGCTACTGCTCTCTGGTAACGCTTTTTCTGTTCGTTTGCACGTATTTCTTGTCGTGAGATAATAGACTTATTTGCACCAGACTGTTCAATAATACCGATGGACATTAGATGATTCATCAGTAAAGGTGAAAGAATTGGTTCAATATGAGTCATTATCTGGATAAGACGGCTTTCACCAGAGCTACCTTCAGTACCCATATAAAACGGACCTTCGTGCTCTTTATCTACTACGACAACACCATTAGTAGCAGAAGCCAGCTTTTCATAAAATACTGCCATTTCTTTGGCAGCCGCAAGCTTGAGCGCCGGTGTATCAAGACCACTGAAGTCGGCGTGCACTACTTTCAGGCTTGCGAGATTGCCTTTAATACCGGCTAAAATATCCCTGTTCACCATCTTCAATGCTTTTAAAATATGAAGACAGGAACGACCAAATCCTATACCGTAAGGTGACCTTGGGTCGCGTCGTATCCTGCACAGAGCTATTTCATCGTCTATAAGCTCTTCTTCGGTTTTAATTTCCCAGACCTTGAAAGTTCGTTGATATTTCTTATCAGAACTCAAGGTAAAATGAAGATACTTGTAATTAGAACTTACTTCAGAAGCAGTAGAACCGGTGTCCTCCGGTTCTATAATATCAGATATGCTTTCAGACCACTTCAGACGTATCAGTCTACCGTTGATAGCTCTAATCTGTTGTAGAGTCCTTCCACCCTTGCCTTCTTTAACAAAAAACTTCTTGAAAGCTCCGGTCCCTTCTCTTACAACATTAAGACCGAGCTTGAGAACCTCGTCAAAGGCTTTCGGGTCTGTTTTTTCAAAATAATTACGAACATCTTCGGCACCTTCTCCTGCAAAATCGAAATCACCAAATAGTTCACCGACAAGATATTCGATAAGAAATGAATACCATTCATTTTCTTCAAATTCAATCAGTCGCTCGTCGTAAAAATAAGTTTCTTCCTTTCCTCTGTAATCCAGATTTTTTGTCTGGTAAACATCAAATGCCTCTGTAGATGTGGAAGGAGATGTTGTATCTGCTATCCAGCCAGCATAAAAAGGAGTTTGTTTGACTTTAGAAGAAGAGTTCTTTTTAGCCATCCAATAAATAAGTATTGGACGCTATCCTTCGTAATCTATATATTCCGCGTCGTATTGTGAAACTTTATCTACCCAGATTATTTCATCTTTCTTTCCAATAAAGATTAGTTTAAAACCGTATTTTAATGCGTAAGTCTCCAAAGCCCAATTATTTGCACCGAACTCCCTGAAACCAGCAATAATATGTTGCAAAGTAGATTTCGGTATATTCAATGCTTCAGATAAGGAACTATAAGATTGTGGTTCTTTCTGGTTTCTATAACAATATGAAAGTATGGCAATACAATCATTTTCGAGATTACTTTTCCAATTGTGCAATTACCTCACCCCGAAAAACATTGGCCTCATCAAAGGCGAAGAGTAATCTTTTGAAAGCGAAAGCATAGCATAGGCCATAGCGTCCATCAAATCATCCGTATGGCCTTTCGGTGGAATAAATTTCAGATAACCACCGGATGCAGAAACTTCTTTTGCTTTAATGCCACTATGTTCAAGTTTGAATTTACTCCAGAATGGCTCTATCATTGGTACCTTCATCAGTTTATCCATTATAATACGCCTATATTCCTGAAATAGAGTACTTTTATAGGCTGGGAAGACCCAAATACCAAGATAGTTCTTCTTTTTAGCCGGTTCATTACAAAAAATCCTGCTTCTTGGTATAGGGTTATCACCTTTAACAAGCTGCGCGTTGTTTTGTAGTCCAAGCTGTGTAGCATCGAGATATAATCTATATACTTTACCCTTATAAGCCCTATAAACATCCTTTATTCGTTGAATAATTGGGTCGTAGTCTCTTGTTCCGGTGTCGGGTGGAGTAGGTGCTATTTCTTCCCAATATACCAATCTGGCCGTTTTACCGCTTATCTCGAATACTACTACTTGTGTAGAGTGTAACAACAGACCGTAATCTACTCCGATAACATACTTCCTGCCATCTTCAGGCTTTATTTCAAGTTGCCATTTGTTTTCATCACCATTAAAATCAAGTCCGCACTCATCCAAAAACATCGGTGGAAAGAACTTACCAGAACTCTTCGGAAATTCGCCGAGATTTTCTGCTACAAACGTATCATTCAATAGACAACATTTATTACACTTCCAACCATCGATTGTAGCAAGTGTTCCAGACTCTTTGAGTGCTGGATTACGTCCTTCTGGTGTATCGACCAACGGAAATTCGTGGATAGCGCAACTAGACTTTTTCAGTCCCCAAGGACAATGAACGCGCAATTTCCTGAAACGTTCTGAAATATATTCCGCCCTAGTACATCCTTGGTCCTTCGCTTCCCAGATATTTATGTGATGACACCCTATTTCGTCTGGATGCTTCAAAGCATATTCCCACTCGTTTTCCAGTGCTGGATTAGCAACAGATTTAGGAGTACCTACCATTATCATCTTCTTTTCCGAGTAAGTATCCGCCATCATATCGTCGATAACAGTTTCCCTTACATCACCTTCGACAAGTTCTATTTCATCGACCACAAAGAGACTACCTTTATTACCTCTTTTAGTATCAGCATTTTGAGACTGCGCCAGATTACTACCTACGATTTCCGAACCATTTTTACCAAGTCGTATATATTCTCTGCCGAGTGTTCCACGCTTTGTCATCGCCGTATCAAGCATTAAATAAGTTTTCAAGAGATAATCAGACTTCTTGAAAATCTTCCAACAATCATCCATTACAAACAGTTGGTCCTTAGTAGGAGCAAAAATAACGGCGCGTTCGCCAGCTTTCTTACAACAGCGCCATACTATATACGCCGAAAGAGACGCTGACTTACCAATCTTCCTTGGTTCAATAAGAAGACTGGTAGTCCTATTTTCATAAATATTAATAACTTCTGTTTGCCACGGAGCCGAAAGCATTGGCATAGAATTATCAAGTCTTATATAGGCCAGACAAAATAGCTCGAAATCATCTAATATCTGTGAGTGAAACCACTCGTCACTTTTAGATAGCGCAGCCTGTGAAAGAGCAAAAAACCGCTCGTAAATACCTAAGTTATGTTTATAACGTATCTCAGTAGGAGCGGTTTTTACAACTTTAAGTGCGTCTACAAGTACTTTCGATAGATTATAGTGTTCGGCACTCATTTATTTTTTCTTTCCCGTAATCCTTGAATAAATTCTTAATATATTCTTTCGTCTTCTCTTCCGAAGGATTTTTTAGTCCTAAACTATAGGCCGTCCTTATAATACCCACCTTCTTCACCTTCATAAAGCCAAATATCTCGGCGGTGATATTATATCCTTCGTCAACAAGCTCTTCTACCGCCTTCTCATATATGTCGTCTATTTCTTTCCTGTATTTATCAAGAATATAGAACGTCATATCGTTAAACCAATGCGGTTTTAGCCAGATAAGAATACAGATACCACCGAATAGTAGTAAAAAGCCTAGTAAAATGTAGTTGTCTGTAATCGTATCGAA